ATAAAACTCTCATATTTGAACTTGCAACTGCGGTTGTTACTTCTATTGAATAACTTACAATAGTAAAACTTTTCATTGGAATAAATGGAAAGCATCTCAAAGTATTTGCAGATTGTGTGGTAGTCGTTACTCCTTGATATACCATCATTAAAGGATTGATAAAACCACCACTTGCTGGAATTAATGGTGCGTGAATACCAACAGGAGTTGTTATATCCCCACTACCAAGTAAAGAAGTAGAGTTAATTGTTTTAATATTTGTACCACTAACTAAAGTGTCTTGTTTATTATTAAAAGTAGACCAATCAGTTGAACTTAATGCACCCCTATTACTTGCAGAAGCAGTAGGAACGTTTAATGTAATTACAGGTGTTGTAGTTCCATTAGCAACGGTAGAACTTAAATCAGTTCCTGTAGTGCCTAATGTTAAAGCCGATACATTTGTTACACCGCCTGCAGTTGCCCAACTTAAATTCCTTGAACCATCGGTAACTAATGCCTGTCCATTTGTGCCATCAGCATTTGGTAAAACAAAAACACTACTCGCAGCTAAATTATCAGGTGCTTTTAAACCAATAAAATTCGTTCCGTTATCGCTATCTTCCATAAATCTTACGGTAGTAGCAGCAGTAGAATTACCACCTATAACTAATGCACCAGTTCCGTTAGGTTCTATAATTACGTTTCCATTTGACGCTGAAGTAATCTTACTTCCGTTAACATCTAAATTACCGCCTAATTGTGGCGTAGTATCTAACGATAGTTTATTAACTTCCGAACCTGTAACGTACTTACTTGTAAATGTACCACCACCTGCATCTTCCGAAATCATTATGCGGTCAGTGGATGCTACTTTACTTCCCTTCGCCGTTAATTGACTTATCTTTACATCCGCCATTTTCTATTTTTTTTAAATATACTTTTAATAAGTAAACATTCTTTTCTTTTGGCTTATAAGTATAAACCACGCTTTTGTTTTTTATATTACCCATCCTGTAAAATTAGTGTCCGTGTTTGGATACATATCCCCATTTGAATTAGAATTATATTCAGGAAACAAATTTTGATTAAAAGACATATAATCAATAAATCTTTGCGTATAGTGTTGCGCTATTTGTCGTTCCTTTTCTATAATAAAGTCTATTTCGTTTTTTTCTACGTTTGTTGAGTTTTCAGAATTATGCTTGTAAACTCCTTTATTTGCGATTGTATATGCTGCGAATGGTAAATATTCAACCATAGCCCAATGTATTAGCATAGGCTTTACGTAGTTAACTACCAACGATTGATAATTACCTGCTAAAGTTCCTGCAGTAATATCTGCTTTTATTTTATTTAGTAAATCAGTACCCAAGTAACCCTGAATATGAATGTCCTGTGAAATTTTAATGAATTGAATAAATTTATCAGTATCCACATTACCATTAACTGCGGTATACCTTACTAAATCATCTCGCGTTATTAATAGTGCTTCTGCCATTATCTTGTAATTTTTCGTTTAGGTTGTGGATTACTTGGTAAGAATCCGTAATTCGGCATATCTACTGGTCTTTGACTAACTAATTCAGGATTTTTAATTACATAACCAAATTTTTCAGCTTTCTTAACGGCAATTTTTTTAGCTTCAGGACTATTTACATTTATTCCTTTTCCTTCAAAACTTGCGTATACTTGTTTATTCCATCTATGGTGGCAATTACCACCACCTTTGTACATCCATATATTATACGTGTCAGCACCTTTAGGCCCCCAACCAGCATTAACAGGAAAACTACCCATAGTTAAAATATCTTCTTTTCTATAGATTTTACCTGCTTCCATCATTTTACGACAAAACTCACGAGTATTAGGTGCGTTTTCACCTGCGTAAACATAACGTGTAATAAACTTAATTCCGTCTATTACTTGGTCTTGTTTACTTGAATCATTAGGTAACGCCGTACCTGTACTTACGAAGTTGTACATTTTACTAAGTAAAGATTGTTTAGGTTCTTTAGATAACAATTCGTTTTCAGCATCGTCGTTTTCGTAGTCTACAGCAAATTCGTCTATTAGTAGCCATTCCTCTTTTGGTTCTTCGCCTAAATCAATTAATGCTTGTGCTATTTGACTATCAGAACTTAATTGCGTAGCATCTACACCAGTTTCTTCTACTGCTTGTTCTTCAGTAATTACATTTTCTAAATCAGTAAACTCTAAAGGTTTTAAAGTTCTGAAATATGTCTTTAAAGAAACTCCATTGTAACCTAAAATAGTGTCTATAGCATCTAACAATAACTCCTGCATTGGTCGAATAACCATATTATCAAATAAGATAAAAGAGTTTTGTAACTCATCAGCATTAGAACTAAAACCATTTGAAGACGCAATACCAAATAAAAGCGGACTTGTAACGTTATGTCCTAACATAATCTTACGTAAACACTCTTCGCTTAACGTATTGTACAAATCAGGTGCATCGTTTACAGGCATTGAATCTACCGTAGTCTTACTTTCTAAATTATTATTAAATGCTATTATTACTTTTTCGCCTTTAGTTCCTGTCAACTGATTTAAAACTTGTTGTTTAATCATTAATTGTTGTTCTTCAGTAGGAACTCCGTTGTTAAAATTGATTACCGCACGACCAGAAAAACCATTGTTAACTTCATTGATTAAATAGTTAGCAATATCTTCTTCAAGTTCTGCATATGGTAACGCTCCGTGATAATCCACGTAACTATAATATTTCATTCCTACGGAATAAGGTCTTATAAACATTATTTCTATAGGTTCGTTTGAGTAACCATACGCAGGTATTCTCTTTGGCGTGAAGTTTCTTAAGTCTTGCCAATTATCGCAATAGTAATACGCTTCAACTTCGCCTTTTTCGTTACACTTTTCAGCACGTAATAGTTGAACAGGTACGTGGTAAACCTTGCTAATTTTCTTCCTGTCTTTAGAATAAATAACTTGTACGGCACATTGCCCTAACATTTTCAAATCACTTACCAAATGACGGATACATTCTTTAGAAAATAACGCCATCATTTGAGCGTATTCATTTGGCTTTTTAGACGCATCTACAGCATTTAAACCTTTTCCGTAAACTAAACGTGTTATGTTATTTATAATAGCGTTATTCGTAGTAGAATTAGTATATCTGTCAATTAAGTATTGGTAGTAATCATTAGATTCGCCATATTCTACCCACGCATCACGTTTAGACTCTTTTATTTCAGGTCTTGAATATTCGCTTAATTTAAGAACGTGTATATTATTCATAAACTATGTAATTGTTAGTTGTACTATTCGGCGTGTATTGTTGATTATTTACGCTGAAAGTATCTATATTTTGGTTAGTGCAAAAAATTCTATCCTTATGCGATAAAACGCCATTACTTTTAAATTCAACAGTATAAAAATGATTTTGCTTTAAACTTAATTGTGCTGTTATGGTATTTACATAATCGCCAATATTATTGCTTACAAATGTAGAAGTTATTGTATTATTTGTTTGTTCGTCTTTTACTACCATTTGATTTATAGTTGAAAAACGAGTAGGTACAATTTGAAATATTTGTTGTTGTTGGCTCTCCTGTAATATTATCATATAATAATAACTTATTATTTACTTTTTTGTTTCTAATAAAAAAGGCGACCTATAAAGACCGCCTTAATATACACCTATGAAATTGTGTTATGCACTAACTATAGTAGCATTTGAAAACAATGTTACCAATCCTGAATCACTTGAACAATTTAAAATATTTGCTGCAAGGTTTTCTTGAGCAGTAAACGTTAAAGAATATCCTGAAAGGTCACCCATTTGTACACCTGTCGAAATAGTACCTGCAGTTAAATCAGCACCTCTTTCAACACCCATTAAAAAGTATTGGTTGTTTCGTGTTTTAATAACAATGTGCGGTCTACCATAACTTAATAATTTAACTGTTTTGTGAGTTAAAGAATCTTGTTTTTTCAACTGAATAGTTAAAACTTGTTCAACAAATGTAGTTCCGTTTTCTCGTGAACTATTAATCGTTTGTTCAAAGGAATTTGCACCTTTTAATTCATATTTATACAAAGACGAAACACCATTAATGTCGTCTATTTGGTCTGGGTAAGTAGCATTATAAGTAATATCAGTTTCGTAAGCATAATCACCAAAATTGATGAAGAAAATACTATCAATACCTGAAACCGAATCTTTACATTGCTCTAACCTACCATTACTAATTTCGCAAGACATATCTATTTATTTTAAATGTTTATAAAAAAAGGGTGGCGTTTATTTCACCACCCTTAAATTTCAATTTCTAATTATTAGTTAGCAGAGTTAGTGATTCCGTAAGTAACCATATCTTCAGCAAAACCATATTTAGCGTCTGCAGTAAATCGCATAACTACACGTACGTTTTCACTTCCGTCAAGGTCAGCCATATCTAAAACTTTAACCAAGTTCATATCATTCAATATACCTGTA